TGTCCGGACGGCCAAGGATGATCCCGCGCCGGATGCCCCAGTTTTCCTTCCGGAGGCCCCAGCCGACCACCTCGTACTCAAGCCGGTCATCCTGCACGTCCACGCCCATGGTCAGCACCAGGACACCGTCAGGCACCTCCGCCGTGTACTCTTCGCGTCTGGCCATGTAGTCATCCTCGTTGGCCAGACCGCCGCGGTCTTCCCACAGCTCCCCGAAGAGTGTGTTGTACACGACCTTCAGCTTCTTCGTATCGCCCCGGGCCTTCAGATACTCGGTGACGATCTTCTCCCAGCTCACCCAGGGGGAGCAGAACGCATTCAGCCAAAACGACCGGATGCCGTTCCGGAGAGCTTCCGGGTTCTCTGCGATCCATTTGGCGTTGGATCGCTTCATCTCGTGCTCCTCGGAGATCGCTCCGCATTCCGGACAGACGTAGTAGACTCTGGTCACGATGTAGGTGATTTCGTGATCCACCTCGGACTGGTCAAACTCGTACCGGATATCCTGCCAGCGGATGTTGTGATACTCGCCGCAGTGCGGACACTTGGAGCACCAGCGCTCCTGGGTTCCGTTTTTGAATGCCTTCTCAATCGGGGAAAATCCCTTGATGGTCGGCGTGGAGCACTCGTAGGATTTCGCATTGTAGAAGGTCTGCTGTCTTGCCATGGCCAGCAGCCACGGATCACCTTCCTTGCCGGCCTCAACGGCCCAGCGGTCGCGCTCATCGCCCAGCACGTACCGGATCGGCTTTGATGCCAGGGCATGGGCTTCGGTGGATCCGCACATGGTCAGGATCCCGCCCGGGTAGCTCTTCTGCAGAATCGTGTTCCCGGTATCGCCCCGGAGGGTCTTCGATACCTTCTTCCGCAGCGTCTTTGAGTCCCGGATCATCGGAGCGATACGGAGCTTGGAATACTCCTTCGCGTCTCCGTTGGTCGGCTCGATCATCAGGATGGAGCCTGGATCCTGGTCGATCACATACCCGATGATGTTGTTCATGCACTCGGACTTACCGACCTGAGAAGCAGCCACCATGACGATGTGCCGGATCTTCGGGTTCGTCCATGCGTCCATGACATCCTTGAGGTATGGAGTCTTCTTCGTTCTCCAGGGGCCGGTCTCAGCGGAGGATTCCGGAGACAGCCGCCTGTACTTGTCTGCCCACTGACTGACCGTCAGATCGTCAGCGAGCGCGAAAGAGGAGAGATTCTTCCGGGTGGCCCGGAACAGGCGCTTGATGCCGGATTCACTGATCACTCAGCATCATCCTCCTCGGCCCGTTCATCCATACTTTGCCGTTCCCGGACCAGCGCCTCGTATTTCTCCGGATCGTAATCGTATTCGGACAGCTCACCTAGCACGTCCCGGATGGCCTCCTTGATCAGCGCGGAGCATTCCTCCGCTGTATCGCAGAGGGAAACCTCAACAGCCAGCCGACCCGGCAGAGAAAGCAGGGCATTCTTCACGGTGTCGATCAGCTCCTGGGTGAAAACCTGCACGTCCTCACTCCGATGCATCTTGCCCTTCAGCTCCTGCGCCTGCAGTTCTGCCATGGTGGCCTTCGCCACCTTCAGCTTAACCTCAGCTGTGGCCTTCGCTTTGTCCAGCTTCTTCTCTTCAGCGGACTTCTTGATCTTTTCGTTCTGGGAATCCATGTAGCTCCGGATGGAATCCGTCAGATTGAACAGCTTTCCGTGTCCGGTCTGCATCTTGTTCAGCGTTCCCTGTGTGGTCAGCTGTCCGACCCACTGATTGGAGACACCGAGCATGCTGCAGATGTCCGCTGTCTTGACGTAGATCGTCAATCCCGGCTGGAGGATGTAAACCGAATCATCTTCCAGGAAGACCTTCTCCTTATCGTCCATTCAGCGGTACCTTATCCTTTCAAAAAATCGTTGATCTGACTTAAGCTCCGCATCGCGTCCCGCTTTCTGCATCACATCCGGCCAAAGGTCTCACCAAGCCCGAAAAAAGTCGCAGATTTCCAACTAAATAGCCTGTTTTCACCCCAGTATCGTAGCGATTTTTGGGGGGCGAACAGGCGCAGTCGTTTTTCCCAGCGCGGACAGTACCTTTTTCTCCATCCGAGATGCCAGATGGGGGTGCCGGTTTTTCCGGTGGCCGGGGCGGGAGCGGTCTTCGTCCGCGGCGCGCGCTGAGCAAAGCCACGAGCGCGAGCGGCGCGGGGCGGCGCGTGTGGGTTGTGGGTGAGGGTGTGGGGTGTACTCGGCTTTGGAGGGGGCATGCCCATGTGTACGCCCCCTCCTTCCGAGCTTGGTATATCACAGGTACGTGATGATCTCGGCGCGGTTATAGCCGTTTGCGCCTCGGGTCATGATCTCGAGGAAGTCATCCCGCGTGAAGTCCGATAGACGGAACACCTCCTCGGGCGTCATGCCCAGCTCCTTGGAGATCTCTTTGATCTCCTTGCCGGAGTCGAGCAGCTCTTTCACAATCGCCTTCATCGGCTCCAGCAGGTGGGTGCCTCTGGCGCGGTTGTGGGTGATTGTTCCGTAGATATCGTCCGCACGGTCCGTATGATTTACGAACACAACCGGCACCTGTCCGTGGAGCTTCGTCAGAAGGGGTTCTCTTCCGGAGACCGTCCATCTGTGGAAGCCGTCAATAATTGTGTAATCAGGTCGGCACACTATAGGCAGGGTCCATCCGTTTGTCAGGATGGATTGGATCAGGAGCTTGAGATTATCCTCGGATACTTTGTTGGGGTTATAATCGTTCGCTTTTAGAAGTTTACGATCGACCCACTTTAGGGATTGCAGGGGGGCGAAGACGTCAATATTCTGCACTGGTTTTCACCTCCCTTCGTTTGGAGGTTTCAACCTTGGCAGTCTGGACGAATTCGCTGGCCCAGTTGGTGATGATAGCCCGGAGTGTTCTGAGCTTCGGATCCCCGGCGATGATGCCCTCATACATCTTCCGGTAGATCTTGTCGGAGGCTGTGCCGTTCATCTTCACGTACTGGCGCTTGTATGCCTGGCCAACCTTCTTCCGATCCGGGGAGATGAATGTGTCATCGAATTTGTCAAAGAGCATTTCCTTGACCAGCGCACGGTAATCCTTCTTCTCCTGATCCGCTTCCAGGCTCCGTCTCTTCCGGGTGTTCCGCTTGAACATCTCCGAATCCCAGTAGAGCATGACCATGTAGGCGTTCGGTTCCCGCCGTTCAATTCGCGCCCAAAGGTCGGGGTTGATAGCGGCGATGTGCCGGAGGCCGGCGCAGCTGTCCGCAGCGAAGAAGTTGCTGAGGCGCATCTGAGGCCGGTTCATCCCATCCCGGTATAGATCCATGTAGGCCTCCGGGAAATGGAGATGATGCTCTTTGATGTAGAGCCAGACATCCGTGTCCTTCCAGTCGTAGATCGGAAGCACGTAATACTGCTGGCCTGTGGCCCCGCCGTTCATCTTCGACCGGGCGATATTCCGAAGGCGCTGCACACTCTCGCTGGCCCGGACGCCCATCAGGATGATGCCATCGTTCATGGCGATGGAGCAGAATGTCTGATAGTTCATCTCGCCGGGATAGTGCAGTGCCGGATGCTGAAGGATGGCGAAGGGCGGAGGGTCTCGGACCCATACGCTTTCCTTGCCGGGCTCCCAGGTGATCCACCGCTCATTGCTCTGCAGCTGATGGAAGCAGGACACCTGTTTGAACGGGAGACAATACCAGTCGAATCTCACGCCCAAATTTGAAAATAAACCATGCCACTGATAGGCCATCTGCTCCATGGAGGGGTAGATAGCTTCCTCATCGATGAAGAAGACTGTCAGCTGCTTCGGATCGATCTTTCCTTGTTTGATCAGTGAGTAGACGATGTGGCACATGCACAGGCTATCTTTTCCGGAGGAGAAGGCGATGTACACCTTCACTCCGTTGGAAAAGGCGTTCATGATCCTGGCCACAGCAGCTTCCACCACGGACATGGAGCTCTGTTTCCGTTTGATCGCCATGGCCATCACCTCACAGGGATGTGATGGCCGCAGTTCGGGCACACAATGTAGGAGCCCTCAGAAGGCGTTTCTGGCGCTTCCGTCTTCTGGACTGGTGTTTCCTCGGCTTTCGGCGCAGGCGAAGCAGACGGCCCGAAATTGCCAGCCTCGTGTGCCTCCTCGTGCCGTTTCATGGAATTCAGGGAAGATTCGGTGAAGGTGCCGTAATCGGTGACCAGCTCATCGATCTCCTGCGTGTCGGCCAGGAGCGTTTCCAGCAGATCCTCATCATATCCGGGGATGTCCACGTCTCCCAGCTCCCGGAGCCATTCATCGAAGACTTCCAGGTTGTCGGTGCCCAGCGTGTAGACCTTGTTATCGGCCAGCATCAGCTTCTTCTTCTGGGCTTCGGTCAGATCGGTGCGCTTCAGCACTGCCGCTTCCGTCTTGCCCATGGCCACCATGGCCTCATACAGGCCGTTGCCGCAGAGGATGACGTTGTTCTCATCCACAACAATTGGCCGGATCTGGTCGAACATGTCCACGCTGCGCTGGAATTCCTTCAGCTGACGGTCCGTATGGATCCGGCAGTTCTTCTCCGGCCGCTTCAGATCGGCCAGCTTCATGTTGGTGATCTTCATTTGCCCGTCACCTCCTCGAGGAAGGCCCGGGCGCTGTCGATCTTCTCAGCTGCGCCTCTGATGATGTCCGGATCGATCTCCCAGACTTCGCTGTAGCCCTGGTGCAGATCCTCCATGTACATCCGGGAGGGCCATGGATGCGTCCCGCAGCGGAAGCCGTTCTTCCATCCGTAGATCGGCGGGAGCTTCAGCTCATGGTAATGGATGTACGCCAGGATCATCTCGTGCGGCCAGTCTGCCAGCGGCGCGTACCGCACTTCGCCGGA